CGGATGTCACCCGTCAAGGTGGAAGCGAAGGCGCTGTAGGCCAGCTGCATGATCTGGGCGTTGCCGGCGTATTCAGCATCCTTGGCATAGGCCTTCCAAATGCCGCCCTTCAACAGCGCAGATTCGTACACATCGGCCAGGTCAATGGCGCCCGTGCCATCAGCGGCGATGCGCTGGGGATAGGCCACCACCACCAGGTCAAGGCTGGCCTTGACGCCGTCGGCAGGTGGCCACACAAAGAAATGCGTGGGGTCGCGCAGGTCGTAGATGTAGTGCCTGATGCGTTCGCGGCCAGGGGCTGTCATCCAGCCAGGCGCCGAAACATCCAGCTCGCGGCGGCTTTCCACCAGCGAAATGGGGCCGCCATTGGTATTGCCGATAGCCTCTACAAGCCGAAAGCAGCCTTCAGGCAGCACCTGGCGGGGGCCGGCCTGGAGCTTGTGCTCTACCGTACGAGCAAAGAGGTCATGCCGCTGAATGGCGATCTCGTCGGCCGCCTGGTTCAGGGCGTCAGCAAGCTCAGACAGGGCCCAGCGGTCCATATCCACATCTTGCAGCTCCACGCGAAGCTTCTGGATCAGGGTTGCGCCGTTAAGTGCCATCAGAATGCCACCCCCACAGCGCGTGGCCGTGCGGACGAATTGCCGCGCCAAGTCTTGATCTTGATGCGCTCGCACTCGTCATCGAACCACTGGCCCATGACGGCATCGCTGTTGATGCGTGCGACCGCACCACGGGCAATCACCTCGGCATAGGAGGCAAAAATCTCGTCCTCGATGCCATAGGCCTTGTTGGAGGGCATCACGCTCACGCGCAGCACCAGCGTGCGGTTGGCACCCACGGGGCGGCTCAGCTCGACAGTCTTGCGCTCAGGCGTGAACACGTACAAGCTGTTCTTGGCGCCGCCGGCGCGCCACACCTCCAGCTCGTCACCATCCAAGGTGGCCGATTCGAGGCGGACCAGGTCAGCAGCGCCGGGAAACTCGATGTCGTAGGAAAGCTCGCTACCAGTGGTGCGCACGGGGTCGAGGTCTACACACCATGCGCGAGTAGCACGGCAGAAAGCCTGCGCACTGCGCAGCAGCTGGTGGTCGACCATCGGCTCTGCCCGGCCTGGACCGATCAGAGGCATCACATCAGGGTAGAGAGCTTCCCACGGGGTCATCAGGCAGCCTTCTTGCGGCCGGCCGCAGGTTTGGAGGCATCCGCCTCGGCTTGAGCTTTCTGGGCGGCTGCAGCTTCAGCATCGGCCTTGGCTTTCTCGGCCTCAGCTGCCTGCTCCTTGGCCGCTGCATCGGCTTCAGCCTGGGCCAGAGCGCGGGCCTTGGCTTCAGCAGCTTCCTGCGCCTGCGCGTCAGCCTGGGCCTGGGCTTGCGCTTCGGCATCCAGGTCCTTCAGGAGCACATACGCTTCCTTGATCTGCAGCAAGCGAGCGGCCACGGGCCCATCCTCCACCTCGGCCACCATGCGGCCGCGCGCGTCGGGTTGGAACTGGATGACTTCGCCGAAGAGCTCCACCTCGATGGGGGCAGAGCGGCGGTGGGCGTGAATGAGCTTCATGGCACGCTCCTTACAGGCTGGCCAGGCCTGCGATCACCACCAGGCGGTTGCCGGTGGCGCCGTCAGTGGCGGCAGCAGCCGTCACTTTCAGGCCCAACTTGCGAGAGAGCTTGGCGGCCGGCACCAGGCCGCCACCGGTGGCCAGCCGGGCGGTAGTGCCGTTGACGCCGCCACCGCACTTTAGGCCGGTGTCATAGGTCACAGCCAGGTCAGTGCCTGCGGCGTTGATTTCACCAATGGCAAATGCCAGGGTGGGCGTGGCGTTGGTGTCCAGGCCGGCGCCTGTCAGCTGCGCATCCACAAGGCGAACGCCTGGATCCAGCTCGTCCAGCTCGATGATGTCGCCGACGGCCAGGGGCTTGGTCAGCAAAGTCAGGATCACCGCGTGGGCCACACCGGCAGTGGTCGGCGTCACACCACCACGGCGGCGCAATGCGTTCTCGGATTTGATGAGAGACATGGGATTTCTCCGAAGGATGAGGAAAAGGCTGCCTAAGCAGCCCTCCAGGGTTAGCGCTTAGGCAGCGTTGGGATCCACGCAGTACGTGTCCATGGCGAAGAGGCCAAAGTCACGCTGCACACCACCGTCCTTGGACTTGTAGGTGGCCTTCTTGGCGCCGAGGATGGCGTGGGTGCCGATGGCAACGTAGTTGCCGTGGTCCTTCTTCTCCTCGGTCCACTGGTAGCGGGTGCCGGACTCGGTATCGCCGTAGGCGACCATCAGGCCCTGCGCACCCATGAACAGCGAGCGTGCCCAAGGCAGATTGCCGCCGGCGCCTGCCGTCTTGTCGCGGATCACGTTGCGGTGCTTCTGCAGCACGACGTTGTTGTAGAGGCCCATAGCGCCCGTGAAGATCGGGTTCTTGGAGCCTTGGGCAGCAGCTGCAGCCTTCTGGATGTCCATCCACTTGCCTTCACCGGCTTCGGTGCGCAGCTTGTCTGCTTGCCAGGTGTGCATCAGCGCGATGTAGTGCTCACCACCATCGATACGCACGGGCACCATCGACAGCTCGTCGGTGCCGTCGCCACCCATGGTTTCAGCCTTGGACACGGCCTTGTCGATCAAGCGCAGGCTGAACCCGTCAGCAGTGGTGAGGGATGCCAGGCTGGTGGCCGAGCCGCCATACATCTGGTGCATAGAATCGGGAGCGGTCAGCGGGTTGACATCGAACATCTTGGAGTTCGATTTCCACACGAAACCTTCACCCGAGCCCAGCGTGCCCGAAGCGTAGATGAACAGCAGTTCGTCCATCAGACGTGCCCACCAGTCGGCGCTGGCCTGCTTAGCATCGGCGCGCAGATCGCGCAAGGTGCGCTTCTTGGTCATGCGCGAACCGAGGTTCACGCCACCACGCACCTGGTCGATGCGCAGACGGTCGGTGTAGTAGCGCAGTGGGGCTTCGTTGCCGTCCAGCGTGTCATCGGCGATGACGGGCTCCATGTTGATCGGCATCAGCAGATCAACCAGCACCTCGTCACCAGCACCTGACTGCAGGTCGTCAATGCGCTGCACCGGGGTGCGGGACTTCTTGCCCTCACCGATGTAGCGCTGTGCCCAATAGCTGGTCTTGTTGATGGCCACGGCCATCAGCGTCGACCACTTTTTTACTGCTTGGGGGTCGTTGACCCCGACTAGAGTACGCATAGAAACGCTCCCCCAAATGGGATAAAAGCGCCTCTTGCGCGAACAATGAAAAGTTGTAGCAGTTAACCTAAGAGGACTTTTTCTGTTGTCAAGTCCTTTTTAGGTTTCGGCGTGTCGATAACCACCTCTGCTGGCAGTTCAAGCATCAGGCTGACTCGCCGGCCCGGGACCTGGATAGCCTCCAAGCGAATGCGTCCGTTGTCCAATGTGATGCTGTCGCCCGGCTTCAGGGTGCGAACCAGTCTGGTCTTGAAATGTGAGGTCATTGGTTGGCCCAGCGCTCCTGTTGCTCGGGGGTCATGCGCGCTACGGCGCGTTCTTGGTCGGCGATGTCCATGCCTTCGAGGTGCGCGAATTCATCGTCGCCCACGTTGGCCTCGGCAGCTGCAGGCACGTTGGCCAGGGATGGCGGGATCTTCGAGCGGTCATCCACCTTGGGGCGCGGCTTTTGCGCCGGCGCCGTTTGCTTGCCGCTGGGCAGCGTGACAGTCTTGCCGTGCCGGGCCTGCAGCAGCACCATGGCATCCTTGAGGCCGGCCTTGCTGGCCGCGATGTTGCCAGGTGCGTCGGTCAGACCGCGCTCGACAGCATCCTGGGCACACAGCGCGACCATGCGCTCGAATTCCTTTTTCAGATCGCCTTGGCTGATGTCCAGGCCTGCTGCCTTGGCCGCCTTCTGGTACTGGGCCAGCTCACTGTTGTAGTCATCGGTCATGCGCTCGAGCGCAATCTGGCCGCGCGTCTGGTCCACCGCTTCGGCGCGCACCAGGGCGTCCAGCTTGTCCTGGATGTCGTTCTCGATGGTCTCGAATTCCTCGGGCTCCATCAGGCCGTCGAACACCTTGCGCTGCGCTTCAGCGCGCTCTTTGCGCAGCTGGGCCCGCTGGTCCTTGATGTCATCCGGAGCAAACGTCTTGGGCGCACTGGCGGGCGCAGGTTGCTCGTCCTCCTGCAGGTCCTGCTCCTGGTCCTGCTCCTGCTCATTGGTTTTGGCCTTGCCGTTGCCAGCGTCCTCAGCAGCAGCAGCAGCGGCACCGCCGTCAGCTGCATCGCCCTGGTTCTGGTTTTCGTCGTCAGAGTCATCGTCATCGATGTCGTTGCTCTGGTTGTTGTCTTCGGCACCGCCGTCGTCTGCCAGAAGCGCCTCGCGCTCTGCTTCGCTCAGGCCCTCCAGGTCATCGTCGGTGAGGCCGTGCAGATCGGGATCGGTGGATTTTTCAATGGTCATGGTGAACTCCTATTAGGGTTGGGTGGGTGCAATGGTGGGGAGCTGGGCCGCCTCGGGCACCTGGGGCGCGCCTTGGTCTGTCAGGCCTCCAGCCGTAGCAATCTCGTCAGCGGCTTCAGCCAGGCCGCCGGGCTCATAAGCGTTGGCGATGCGCTCAGCGGTATCGGTCGCCACATTCATCGTGGACACGTTCCTGTGGATGGAATCGGCCAGCTTGAGCTTGGTGTCGGCATCGAGCTTGTCGATTTCCTTGCGCAGCTTGGCCAGCATGGCCTCGGCCGTCTCGTCCTGGATCTGCTGCTGCTTCTGCTGCGCTTGTGCTGCGGCCAGCTGGGCCTGCTCTTCCTCGGGGGTCATCGGCTTGGATGGATCGCGCTGGCCATTGATCTTCCGGATGCGAGAGATCCACTCGTCTTTGTCCTTGATGTCAACAGACTGCACCACCAGGTCCAGCACGTTCATCACCACCTGCGGCGCAAAGGTGGCGATCTTGCCCAGCAGGTCGAAAATCTGCTCCATGGCGGCCTGGGCCAGGCTGCTGCGGTAGTCCTGGGTGTCGACCACAAAATCAGCCTCGCGCGCTGTCACATCGTTGAGGATGCGGCCGGTTGCCGGGTCGAATTTGTTGATTTCCAGCCATTCGATCGGCCGGCTTTCACCGGTGATCCGGATGACCTTTTCAGCGGTATAGAACTGCTCAATGTGGCTCAGGCGCAGGCGGCCGGCCTGCTTGATGGCCAGCAGCAGGTTGTCGAAAAGCTCCGAAGTGGTCAGCGAGCCCTGGTCCTGCTTTGCCAAGATGGCACGGCCACTACTGGCATTGGTGTCCCGGCCCAGGTTTTCGTTGGTGACGCCGCCCACATCCCGAAGCATCTGCGAATTGCGGTCGGCCATCATCAGGTTTGAAGCCAGATCGGTCTGGTTCTGATCGAAAACCAGCTGCTTGTCCTTGCGCTTGACGATGACGCCATTGGGCAGGGCTGCTTCCCGGCGCACATCCTCGATGTCGTCTACTGCGCCCTCATCCATGATGATGCGGTTATTGGACAGTGCCCACTGCGCCTTGCTGTGGCGCTTGTTCAGATCGTCCTGGATGTCGCGCATGCCGCGCCACACGCCGTAGGGTGAACCATCACGCGCCCGGCGGTAGCCCCACACCGGGATAAGCGTGAATCGCTGGTGACGGAATGGGCTGGACAGGTCCAGGCACGGCGCCGCGCGGGTGGCGAGCATGAGGCGCATGCGCATCTTGACCGTCTCATACACGTTGGCCTTGTCCACCATCTCTTTATGGCGTGGGTCGATAGAGGGATTGACCACCTGGCCGGCAAACTCGCCATCGGCAAAGACCTTGACAGTCTCGGGCACCTTGTAGGCCACCTCGATCAGCTCCACGGACTGGCGTGGTGCATTCAGCCGGAACGACTCGCTCACCCCTGGGAAGATGCTGTGCTCCATCCCATAGTCGCGGCCCCACTCCGTTTCGGTGGAGTTGGTCAGGCGCTCGCCCATGTACCAGGGCTCATCCTGGGTATCGTCCAGGTTCTGGCCAGCCATGGCGATCAGGTGCTTGCGGCTATTGGGCAGCAGCGCGCAGGCGTAGTCCAGATCCAGCACGCGCCGGCGGAACAGATACCGGGCGTCGGTGTTGTAGTCGACATTGCGGCTGTGGCTGTCGCGCAGCACGTTGCGCCAGTCCTCGGAGCCCGAGTAGATGATTTCCTGCTCAGGATCCGGGTTGAGGTTCTCCTCGATCCAACTCAGCCCGCCTATGGCAGCCTGCTTGAAGGCGCGGGAGCGGTGCCAAACGGTCAAATTCACGTCATCGGTGTACTTGATGAGCTTGGTCTTGACCTCAGCCATGGCCTCGTCATTCTGCTCACGCGGTAGCACCTTGTAGTCCTTGCGCATGCGCTTCTCGGTGCCCGCGATCCACTCCAGCGACTGGCGGCCCTGGTTGTAGACCAATGGCGCCTGGCCGCGCTCCAGCAGCACCTGGGCATCTTCGGCGCGCCACTGCAGGTGGTCGTGGTAGTCCTCATCGATGGACATCTGCTGCCGCTCGCCGGCCTGGCGCCGCGACTCATAGTCCATCAACTGCATCAGGCGCTGGTGACGGCCGGCGGCCTGGGAGTGCTCGCCGGTGTCAGCCACACCGCCTTCGGTGTCCTCAACCTCGGAGGCCTCCAGGTCCTTGATGACTTCGCGGCGCTTCTTGTCGTCTTCGTCGTTTACCTCAAACATCAGATGACCTCCGAATGCAGCTCTTGCCCGTGGGCCTTGACGGCCAGCTCCACGCCGATCAAGCGGCGCTTGGTGGTCAGCGCTTTAGGCTGATCGGTGGGCATCATGATGAGATCCGGCAGGCCTTCCACGATGATGTCGATGATGCGGTGGATGGTCGACCGGTCGTGCGCGGTGTAGCCCATGGCCTCGGCCGCCTCAAAGGCCTTGCGCAACAGGTGCTCGGTCGGTTTGCCTTCCGAAGTCACATACAGGTATGCAAGGCGCTGGGGGATGCAGTAGGCACCGGTATCCATGCGGCGGTGGGCCGGGAACAGGCACATGCATGGCTCGGGCTCGCGCGGTGCCGACTCGTCGCCCAGCTTGTAGAGCTCAACCCACTGGTAGGAGCACACCACGTCGCGGATGGTGCGCTGCCGCCAGCAACGCTCGCCGCCCAGTTCAACAAACGGGGTGCCGGATGGGGAAAGCAGGCTAACGGCGCTCATGCTTCGCGGCTCCCGGGACCCTTGGGGCCGTTGATGCAGTGCTCCAGCATTGCCTTGGTCTGCGCAAAATTCAGCAGATTCGTTCCAGTGAGTGTGACACTCGGGCGGCGATCAATGTAGATACCTCCATCGGGTCCAAAGTCATCCGGCAAGGGCCAGGACAA